TCACCCACGATTAACCAACAGCCAGACCAGCAGACACGCCACCACCGGCACAGCAAAATCCATCAGGCTTGCCACATCCCATGCACGTGGATCAAAACCGCCCCACCACGGCATGTTAATCCGCTTGCCATGCCCGAACATTTCAATCCAGCGATATTCTGCCTGGGTGTGTTCACGCGCAATGAAGAACGTACAACCGGCTATCGCCCCGTAAGCCCAGTTTCCGGTAAAAAGACCAGCCAGTACCTGCACCGCCACGGCACAAAGCGCATGAAGTATCGACGTGATATCCATCTGCTATCCTTAAAACCACTCCCTGAGCGGGCGCTCTGGTGTAACCACCCACTCACGGAACACGGAATCATCAAATCCATCGTCAAGAAGACGGATATTAACAAAGTACCCTTCGTTTCGCGTGTATTCTGGTTCTCCGTCATCAGAAACATCTGTCTCCCTGAACGTAAAACCAATCTCATCAACCAGAACGGCATTCTGCAGCTCTTCGTCCTCTTCCCAGTTAAGTTTCCTGAGAAATGCCCTGAAATCTGCTTTATCACTGAAACGCAACGTGAAATCTCTCACTCCACAACCTCCCCAAGCTGCGCATCTGTTAGCTCTTTATGCCAGAGACGAAAATTCCTCACATGCCCAAATAAATGGCGTAATCCTGCTGTAGTTTGTCCACCAATGCGAATGGTTGCTGTACTCCGGATATATTCCCATGTGTTTTTTGTTTCGCTGGATATACGCCCGTTACTTACTGCACATGTAGACTGATCTGACTTTACACGCATCCCCATAACCATTTTTTTCAACGATGCGTTTTCGTTAACACGTCTATTTGATCCACCAATATCGCAATAAGGAAATCCGTCTGGCCCATCTGCCGAAGATCCGAAGCCAAGAATAATAGCCGCTCCGGTTTGATGACCGCCGGTATCAAAAACACGTGGCGCTGCATTTGGCGTTTTATACCAGTTCTTATGTACCTCACAAAGAACCGTAAAAGGAAGATTATAAAGATTATTCTTAATCGGAACTGTAACCATATCGCTTGCGCGCGTCGCCGCCGTCGTTCCTGATATAATAAAAGATGATACACACGAACCATCCTCAACCTGAGGGGTGGCCAGATAAATATAGTCACCAGATTCAACGACACCACCTTTTTTTGGTGCGTATTGTATTGCAGAGGTTATGTAAGTTTCTTTACTTGCTTGAATCGTTGCCTCTACAAAAATCCAGCCCGTAGCTTCATCTTTGTTAACTCGTGCGGTGAGCCTGTCGGCAGCTACACCGGTGATTTCAACCAATAAAGACCGCGTATTAACAATGGCATATCCAAGATTAGATGAAGCGCTGCCATCGAAGGCTTCAAACCTGATCCTTAACAGGAGTTCCAAATCCGTTTTAAATCTGCACGATGTCGTCACACACTTATTATCGCCTGATACATCGACAGCCCCCGAGGTTGAAACTACTGCCATATTAAGGGTTGTACTTTGCCCAATTAATGATTCATTACAAACAAACTTTCCATAAGTAAAACCAAAACTATCAGTTCCAACCTCAGCGACATTCATATTTGCAGATTTACCCCAAGAAGCTGGAGTTGCTGAATTCAACATGTAGTTGGTTCGCTGACCTTCAATCAATAAACCTTCTTTTTCAAATCGTGGCTCATTAATTTCCGCCGTTTTCAGTTCGCCAGATTTATTGATATATGTTGCCGTTGATGCGCGACTGAAATTAACCTGTTTATCACTGGCAACCTGAACCACATTATCACCAATCTTCACTTTTTTATAACCCGGAGAATAGCCCGTAATCATATCCAGCGAATCATTAAAGGGTATCCACACATCCGGCAGCGGCTGTAAAACATATCTGTACGGCTCTGCTGTCTGGTTTGCGTATTCTCTGGCAGCATCTTCACTTGCTTTTGCTGCCGTCTGGCTTGCTGCCGATGCTTTCGCCGAGTTCGCCGCCGCTGTTTCGCTCACCTTTGCGTTGGCTTCACTGTCTTTGGCATTCGTCTCACTGGTTTTCGCTGCCGTCTGGCTGGATTTTGCGTTTTTTTCGCTGGCCTTTGTGGCTGTCTCGCTATTTTTCGCGTTGGTTTCTGATTTTTTGGCTGCTGTCGCGGAGTTTGCCGATGCAGTCTGCGAGGCCGCTGCCGCCTGTGCGCTGTTAGCTGCATTCGTTTCTGAGGTTTTCGCCGCGTTCTTCGATGATGCCGCTGCAGTTTCGGATTTCTTTGCTGCCGCTGCGCTCTGTGATGATGCTCCGGCATGACGTGCCACTTCATTCACCATCAGCTCAAAACGGCGCAGTGCCTCCGGACGAACATCATCCTCCGTCATGGCGCCGAGAAAATCATTCAGCGTACCTGGTCTGGAACCTTCATAGACGGTAATGGTCCCGGCATGTGAAGGTGGAAAACCTTCAACCAGCAGGGTGACGCTGTACTGGCCATACTCAACATCCATGCTGTAACGCCCGGCTTCATCAGGATTTTCAGAGGCCACCGTGTTCACCAGTACCGTGGTGCTGTTACGCTTTGCCTTCAGTTGAATAGTGCAGTTCTGTATTGGTTTTCCCGCACCATCTTTCAGCACACCTGAGATTTTTACTGCTGCCATATCCACTCCACAAAAAAGCCCGCCTGAACCGGCGGGCTGTCATAACACTGTGTTACCTGGCTAATCAGAATTTATAACCGACACCCACGATGAAACCGTCAGTGCGCCAGTCGCCACTGCCGGAGCCTTCATAAGCAATATCAATGGTCACGGATTCGGTCGGGTTAAACTGCACGCCAGCTCCCCACGCCAGAGACGTGTTGCTGTGGCGATCGTCATCACTTCCGGTCAGCACATCGTGCGTTTTCCCCTTGTTGTCAGTTACGCGGAGATAATCCCCGGAGAACGTCGACACACGGCTGTAAGCCACACCTGCCATCGCATAAGCACTGAACCATTCATTCACGCGTACAGATGGCCCCGCCATCACGCTGAACCAGCGGTTACGCACGGAATCTTCATGCCAGCGGGTATCGCTGTAGTGCGTTTTTTGCTCATCCTCAGCATTGGCATAACTGAAGGACGTAATCAGCCCCAGCGCGTCCGTAAACTCATAACGGTATTTCACGTTAATCCCGTTCAGATTATCGCTGCCTGGCATATCAGTGTGGGTCTGAAGATACCCGGCGCTTAGTGTGGACTGATGCTCTGCTGCGCTCGCTGGCGTACCAGCGGCAACCAGCCAGACTACTGCGGACAGAATAACAGCACATAATTTACGCATAATTACCTCTCGCTTTTCTGCAATAAAAAAGGCGCCATTTCTGGCGCCCGTATTGGGGTTATAAAATTCAGCTAATCGTGATGCCTGCAGTGGCTTTCTTCATCACAACAACCAGCAAATCGCTGATACTTGCTGTGGGATACCAGCCATTTACCCACCATGCTGATACAGAAAACTCCAGCGTCATGTCGCCGCGACCAGCAGGCATATCAATAACACCACTGTAAACCAGCGTATTATCCAGCGCGGTACGGTTATAAATTTCAGCACCGTTTTTCCGTACTATCAGGCGGCATGACGAATAAATATCGTTATTCTCCCGCTCATGTCTGGCACCGCTGAATGCCACCGCCGGAATAACAATTTGCCGGTCAAACGGCTGATCGTCATAAACCCTGACGGTAATGGTCCCTGATGGCCACCTCTCCGGTGCACGGGAGTCACGGGGGAAAGCCTTACCCACTGTTTTAACGAGATCGCCTTCAATCTGGTTTGCAGACAGTTTCCCTCTGATGACACAGTTCTCGTTAATGGTGACATTATTGAGCGTGCCGGTATTCGCCGTGATGGCTCCACTGATATCCGCATTGCGGGCTGTCAGCCTGCCATCCGGCGTCAGGGAAAACGTAGGAGGATTGCCGGATGACGTGATGCTCACCGCAAACAGTCGCTTCAGGAACACGTCGTTCATGAACAGCTGATTCCCCTGCGCCACAAACAGCGGCGTGGTGTTGCCGTTCTCCGGGGTAATCATCGCAATGCGATCGGCCTGCAGCAGAATGTTACTCAGGGTCTGACCATCAACATCCTCAATCCCCGCACCAATCCCGGCCACATAGGGAATACCGTTTTTTGTTTTCTGCACCTTCAGCATATACATGGCATTCAGCTCATTGCGCGTGTCTGACTGAACCCGCTGGATTTGCTGTATGGTCACGGCCTGGTCACCCAGCTTTTTATCCGTGGTCGAGGTAATTTCACTCCCTTTTTTATCCACGTACTGGCGGACCTGTGCTATCTGTCGGGCATTTTCTGACTGCCCCTGGCTGACAGTCTGTGAGATTTCACTGCTCACCCGGTCCACTTTCTGGCTCACCTGCGCGATGGCCAGTGTCTGGTCCTCATTCTTTTTCGCAACCAGCTGCGTGAGGCTGTTTTCCGCCTCCCCGATTTTCCGGGTCACTTCTGCGATATCCGTGTCCATCCGCTGACGGATGTCTTCTTCCAGTTGCGTGACCTCCGTACGCAGCGCTGAAGCATCAATGCGCTCTTTCAGTGCCTGGCCCAGAAGCGTCTCATCTATCAGCCCCCGGAAAATTTCCAGATACCCTTCACCATCATTGCTGGGCTGCCCGCTGGCTTCCACAAAAGCAGATTTTCCCACCAGGTTGACGCTTCGCACGTAAAACCAGAAATCCGTCCCCGGCTTAATCCGGCTCCCCTGGACAGTCCACTGACTGCCGGTCCCCAGATAACGGGCAGATTTTTCCACCTGTGCCGTGTTCGTGATGCGTTTTTCTGAGAACCAGAATTCAAACTGTACCGTCGGGTCATACACCGCAAGACGCGGGACCGCCGTTATCTGAAAATACCCCGGCGTCAGCTCAATGGTGGCAGGTTTTGCAGGTGCGTTAATCCTGAACGTGGTGGTGGCCGGTTCGCCCTGCTGGCCATAACTGTTAATCGCCCTGACCGTCAGGGTGTATTCCCCCAGTGGCAGGCCGCTGAAACGGTGCTCCGTGTCTGCGGTGATGGCGGTGGTCACCAGTCTGGCATCCGTTCCCTTACCACTGGTCAGGCGCAGACTGAAGCGCACGCCCTTCACCACCCGCGGCGTGTCCCATTTAGCCTGCGCCAGATACTGGCCGTCAGCTGCACTCACCTCCACCGTCAGGTGCTGTACTGCCGGTGGGATGACGCTGTTCAGGGAACCTGACTGCAGCTCAAAGCGGGCACCGTTATCCACGATGGCTTCTTTTTCCGGTACGTGCTGCACCGCCGTGATGGCAAAGGTGCCGTCCGTGTTTTCCCGGACGGAGACACAGCGGAACAGGCGACGGCGCAGTGACGGCAGGGAGAGTCCCCACACCCCGTATGTCTCCACACCATCAGGCAGGGTACTGACCTGTATCCGGTCCGGCGCGGGGTGTGCGGTGATGTCCACACTCACCGGCTTACCGCTGCCGTTAATCAGGTTCACCGCCGATGTACCTGTCTCCGGCAGGGTAACCTCACGGTCCAGCGTCAGGGTGCGGGTGGCAGCATCAATGGACAGGACACGTCCGCCGGTCAGGGTCCCGGCATAGTCATTATCACAGATTTCAATAATGTCACCGGGTGTGTGCCGCAGCCCCTGAGACCCGAGCGTGAAATCCACCGTCTGCGTTTCCAGCAGTTCGGTCTTTATCACCCACAGTCCGGCACGGTGGGCCTGACCGCGGCTGGTACAGCCGAACGCGTCCATCTTCAGCAGGTTGCGTCCGTAGCGCAGTATGGCTTCCGGGTCTTCCACCAGTTCCGTGGAGGTCTGCCAGCCGTTCTGCGGGTCGGTGTAATTCACCTCCACCGCCGTGTGCCGGTCCTTCAGGGCACTGAAGCTGTAGCGGAATCCCACGCCGTTATCATCCACCACCACATCGCTGTTGGTGTACGGCCACACCACATCCGACGGGCGGTCCTGAACGAACGTCAGCGTCTGACCGTTCCATACCGGCATACAGCGCATCGCAGAGCAGAAATCACTGAGAACGTCCCACGCCTTACGCTGTTGTGCCAGGTACGCATTAAAGGTCATCCGCGGCTCGGTCCCCCCGAAACCATCCGGGACCGTCTGGTCGCAGTACTGCCCGATGGCATACAGCGCCCACTTGTCCACATCCGCCGCCCCCAGACGTTTTCCCATGCCGTAGCGCGGGTGAGTCAGCATGTCCCACAGGCACCAGGCCGGGTTGTTGCTGTATGCCGGTTTCAGACTGCCGTCCCAGATACCACTGTACGTGCGTTTTACCGGGTCATAGTTTGACGGCACCTGGATGATGCGACCGCGGATATGGTAGTTCACCGTCATCTGCTGGCCGCCGAACTGCTCCGCATCCACCTGCAGCCCCACAATGGCCGTGTTCGGGTAGCACTGTTTCACATCGATGATTTCAGTGTATGACGACCACAGCGTCTTATTCTGCAGCTGGTCCGTGGTGCTGTCCGCCGTCTCCCTGACCATCCGGATGTTAAAGGGCCGGGGAGGCAGATTATCCAGAATCACCGAGGCCAGGAACTGTGAGGTGGTCTTGCCGTTAATGGTGACGTCCTTTTCCGTCACCCAGCGGCCATTACGCTGTAACTGAATCAGAATCCGGACAGAGGAAGGATTACGGTCGCCCTTTGACGTGGTCTGCACCAGTGACTGCACTCCGAAGGTAACCCGCAGGCGGTCAATGTTCGCGGACGTAATGGTGCGCGTCACCGGTTTTGCCTTCGTCACTTCCACGCCCAGTCCGGTTTCAGCTCCGGAGGACTCAAAGCCTTCCGGTGGTGTCTGCTCCTGCTCCCCGGCACGCCAGACCGCGGTCACACCGTGTATCACGGGATTACCGTCCGTGTCCGTCAGCGGGGTTTTGTTCACCAGGATACTCTGCAGTCCCTTCACCGGGCCTTCTATCGGTCCCTCACCAATCGCATCAATCACACTCATCATCTGCGTGGATTTGAGATTATCCTTCGCCTCGCGCGGTGTGTGCGCCTTACCGCCACCTTTACCCACTCGATCCCCCTCTCCTGTCTGATGTCTGAATCTGTTTATGCCCAAAAAACAACAGGCACCCCGGAGGATGCCTGTATCATGACTGAATAAAAATTCTGAATATCTTCACATTTTCACAAACTGACTGTGGCGCGTATAATTTCGCTGCGTTAGTGTTTTTTGCCCGAGTAACAAAAACAACTCCTTAACTCTAATCTTTGTCTGTCCCCGCAGCTCCGCGATCACTGCGGGATTTTTTTATTCTTTTTACCCCTGCCGCCCGATAACCACGACCTTTCCGCCCCCGCCTTCATCACGGGTGCTGATGTCCTGGGATATACGGCGGGAGCCAACCAGCATTTCCCCGTAAGGCACCGGCATCGGGTTCCCCTGGGCAATCATGTTATCCAGCGAGGAAAAGTAGGTGTTCTGTTTACCGTTATCCGTGCTTTTGTACTCCGGTGTTTTTGCCTTCGGGGCCAGCATCTGGGCCACACCGCCCAGTATCATGCTGGCCCCCAGTGAAAACAGCATCGTGGTGGCAGAAAAACCGCCGGCACTCAGGGCTGTACCCCATAACGCCATCGAGCCTCCGGCCGTGAAGAAAGAGCCCACGATGGCTGCCGCCCCCAGCACAATCTGCAGTCCGCCCTTTCCGGCTCCGGCCAGTCGCGGCACAATGTGGATGACCGTTCCCTCACCCAGCTGTTCGTGAAGACGGGCGTACACCGCCTCCGGTGCCGTGTCATCACCGGCAATACGTATCTGGTACCAGCCTTCGTTCATCTGACGGCGAAAGCCCGGCACCTGTAACGACAGGGCACGGATGGCTTCCGCTGCCGTGTTCACATACAGGCTGAGGCGGCGGCCAAATCGTTGCAAATCCCCGTGAAGGCAGATGCGTGCCAGTGGCGGTGACGCCAGACAGAATGCGTTCGTCGTTGCCATTTTTCGGAATACCTCTCCCGTTTACTCAGTTGTTCAGGAATATGGTGCAGCAGCTCGCCGTCACCACAGTAAATGGCGGCATGATTCGGCACCGATGAACCAAAACAGCACAGCAGCACATCGCCCGGCTGCGCCGCTGACAACGGCACCTGATACAGCCCTGTGGCCTCCAGATTATCCAGATAGAGATTCTGACCGTGACGCCACCAGTCATCCTCGCGATGAAAATCCGGCATCTCAGTCCCCGCCAGATGGTATGCATCCCGGAACAGGGTGTAACAGTCCGTCACCCCGTGCTCAAAGCGCCGTCCCGTCAGATGTGGCACACAGCGGAATTTGTGAATATCACCCCGGCAGACCAGCCACCAGGGCAGTGCGCTTTTTATCTGCAGCCGCCGGTCAGCCTCGCTCAGCCAGGGCAGCCCACCGGGATGACTGTGGACCAGCGCCACAATCTCCCCCTGCATCTCTGCCCGCAGCCAGTCTTCCGGTGCGATACGAAAATACGCCTCCGGCTCCGCGGAAATATTCACACAAGGGATATACCGCTCCCCCTCCGGCGTGCTTATCACGAAGCCGCACGACTCCGCAGGCGCACACCGCCGGGCATGTGCCAGAATCGCTGATTCAGTCTGTGTCATAAACCGGGATTTACTGCGAAAGTTTATTAATGGAAAGGAAACCGCCAAAATTGCCGACATTCCTGCGCAGTTCACACCCGCGCATGCACTTGCTGCATCTGTCCTTACGGATATCCGTGGTGGGTTTATCGAACTCATCCGCCACAGCCCCACCCGTGTAACCACACTCATCAGAGCGGTAGGTCCACATACAGGTGTTCGCCAGCATGATACGACCGGGAAACAGCGCCCCGTCCGTCTCGGTCGGTGTGGCCAGCACAAACGAGGCCGTCATGGCTGTCAGCTGCGACATCTGCTCCACCACCCAGCGGTCACTCAGCTCCTGCTCCGGGTCCGCCTCCGGATTGCCCGCAACGAAATTCACCGCATCCAGAAAACGGGCATACACCCGGCGGCGGACCACCGTGGCCCCCACCAGACTCTGCAGGTCCTCCGCCATCCCGGTGACAAGGCCAAACAGATTGGACACCGTCAGCGACGGGCGGGCACTGCTGCCCCGACCGTTCATCTCAAAGCCGCTGCCGTCAATCGGGTATGCCTCATACTTACGCCCCTGCCAGGTGACCGGCTCCCCTTTTTCATTCAGCTCATTACAGAAAAAATACCGCTCACCGCCCTGTACCGTCAGGTCGATTTCCCAGAGTACCACCCGCGGTGACTGCTCTGATTTAACCGACTCGTTCAGGCTTTCTTCATGAATATCCTGCATCAGTTCACCACCTGCTTAAACTCCGCGCTGAACTCAACGCGCAACATCCCGACCCGCGCAGACCACCCGGCACAGGTCACCTTTATCTGCCGGTATGCATAGGGTGGCTTCCACAAAAATGCCTTCCAGCCACCGTGCTCTGCCAGGAACGCTTCCAGATGCCGGGCCTCCTCCCGGGTCACGGAAAGCGTCACCCTGTATGTTTTCAGGTCAGCATTCAGCCCTGCCGCCATACGCTGTGAGTACCCGTCACCAAAACGCACTTCACGCACCGATGGCTGCGAGTTCACCTCCATATCCGGTTTCACTTTCCAGCGAAAGGTTTTCATCGCCTGCCTCCGGAAAATACGCCGCCATCACGCATCTGCGCCTGAATCTCATCCTGCGCACCTTTACGGGCCATCTCATACACCGCTTTCATCAGCTGCGGCCCGGCCTGTCCGTTGATACCGTCGTTCTGAATCACCACGTGATTGTTCTGATTAAAATTAATACCTTCGGCCCGCCGCATCTGCGCCGGACTTCCGGCACCGCCGACATAACCACCTTCCGCATACCCGCGCATCAGACGATACAGGTTGCCGACACCAATCCGGCTGGTCGCCTCCTTCGTGAAGACAAATTCACCACGGTGAACAATCCCCGCTGGCTCATATTTGCCGCCGGTTCCCGTAAATCCTCCGGTCGCAAAATGGAATTTCGCCGCAGCTGCCTGAATGGCTGTACCGCCTGACGCGGATGCGCCGCCACCAACAGCCCCGCCAATAGCGCTGCCGATACTCCCGACAATCCCCACCATTGCCTGCTTAAGCAGAATTTCTGTCATCATGGACAGCACGGAGCGGGTGAAGCTGCGCCAGTTCTGCTCACTGCCGGTCAGCATCGCCGCCATATTCTGTGCAATACCATCAAAGGTCTGCGTGGCAGCACTTTTTACCTGCGACATACTGTCCGTGGCACTCTCTTCCCACTCACTCCAGCCGGACCTGAGGCCTGCCATCCAGTTCCCGCGAAGCAGGTCTTCAGCCGCCCAGGTCTTTTTCTGCTCTGACATGACGTTATTCAGCGCCAGCGGATTATCGCCATACTGTTCCTTCAGGCGCTGTTCCGTGGCTTCCCGTTCTGCCTGCCGGTCAGTCAGCCCCCGGCTTTTCGCATCAATGGCGGCCCGTTTTGCCCGTTGCTGCTGTGCGAATTTATCCGCCTGCTGCGCCAGCGCGTTCAGGCGCTCCTGATACGTAACCTTGTCGCCAAGTGCAGCCAGCTGGCGTTTGTACTCCAGCGTCTCATCTTTATGCGCCAGCAGGGATTTCTCCTGTGCAGACAGCTGGCGACGTTGCGCCGCCTCCTCCAGTACCGCGAACTGACTCTCCGCCTTCCACAAATCCCGGCGCTGCTGGCTGATTTTCTCATTTGCTCCGGCATGCTTCTCCAGCGTCCGGAGTTCAGTCTGAAGCGTCAGCAGGGCAGCATGAGCACTGTCTTCCTGACGATCGCCCGCAGACACCTTCACGCCGGACTGTTTCGGCTTTTTCAGCGTCGCTTCATAGTCCTTTTTCGCCGACGCCATCAGCGTGTTGTAATCCGCCTGCAGGATTTTCCCGTCTTTCAGGGCCTTATTCAGCTCTTCCTGCCGGGCGGTATATTTCTCCAGTGGCGTCAGCAGGCGCTCATACGCCTTCTGCGCCTCTCCGGTATACTTCAGCTGTGACGACTCACGCTCAGCCCTGTCCCTTGCCGCCAGTTCACCGGCTTTTTCCATATCCGACTGCAGCGTTGCCGCTGCCAGACCCAGACGGGCATTTTCCCGGTCATCCCATGCGCCCTGAAGGTTGGCACGAAAAGAGGCGGTTTTTCCCCGGCGCTGGCTCCGGCTCTGGTACCACTGCCATTTTTTATCCGCCTCATCAAATGCCTTCTGTGCACTGGCGAGCATATCCGCTGAGGACTCAGGACGACCGATATCCAGAATGGCATCCCACATCGATTTGAATGCCTTCCCTGTTTTATCCGCCCAGGTCTCCAGTGTCCCCATGTTTTCTTTCAGGCGACGGGTCTGCTCATCAAAGCCTTTCGTGGCGATATCGTTCGCCGCCTGTAAGGCCCCGGCCTCGTCTCCGGAACGCTGCAGCTGTGCGACATACGCAATCTGCTCTGCCGTCACGTTACGGAACTGGCGCGCCATTGCAGTCAGCCCCGACGTCGGGTCGGTGGTCAGTTTTCCGAAAGCCTCTGCAACCTTGTCCACCTCCACACCGGATGCAGACGCAAAACGCGCGACACTCTGGTTGATGGCATCAAACTGTTCACCACCACGCACACCGGCATTCACCAGGGCTGCCAGTGACTCTCTCGCCTGGTTAAACGTCAGCCCTGCTGCCTGCCCGGCTCTGGAGAGCGTCAGCATACGATCGGCAGTCAGTCCGGACTGATTACCGGAAAGAACCAGGGTTTTATTAAACGCTGAAAGCGTGGAATCTCCCTGGTACCAGGCGTACACCAGCGCACCTGTCGCCACCGCCAGCGAGGTGACCCCGACCATCGGCAGGGTGATCGCACCGGCAAGCCCCCGGAACATGGGGATCATCCCGCCGAAGGAGTCCTTCACCTGACCGCCCTGTTGCAGCAGGATGAGCCAGGGATTCTGACCACCGGCAAGCTGCGTGGCGATATCCGTAAACTGTGCGGGCAGGGTTCGCATGGCCGCTTTATACTGCCCGACGGAAATCCCGGCTTTTTGTGCAGCCAGCGCCTGGCGGCTCAGGCCCTGCTCAACAGCAGCGGCCTGTTTCTTAAAAGACTGGCTGACACGCCCGGCCATCAAATCCGCAAGGTCACTGGTTTCACCCAGTTCTTTCTTTACCCGTGCAGCCTCTTCAGAAAAACGGGTTGAATCCAGTGTAAGAACAGCTGTCAGATCGGCAAAATTACCCGCCATAGCGTACACCTCCTGGAATTCCCTCAGACACCATCATCAGCATGGCTTCATCCTCTGTACTGCTCCGCATGTCATCACTGACCATAACGATTTCCTTCCCGTCAGCCCCAAAGCGGACACCACCAGAAAGACCTGCCGCTTTCCGCATCAGCATATCGTCCTCATCCGGCATCTCCGTCTGCTCATCATCACGTCGGGGTGCCAGCAGACTGAAATCAGAGGGATGCATATCCGGATCGCAAAAAAACAGGCTGAGTACAGCGTACGTCAGCCCGGAAAAATGCATATCCAGCTGGGTATCCTGAAAATAATGCGTGCGGTAAAAACGGTGCCAGTCGGCATATTCGGTGGATGTCATCCCGGCAAGCATGGCGCGCCAGTCGGGTCTCCCCATCTCACGCGCCAGTCTGAGGGCAAAGTTCAGCTCACCGTCGAAGACTTTCCCGCAGAAAAATCATCATCAGTCAGCGTGTTATTTTTCGCCACTTCAGTAATATCAGTATCCGGACGAACAGCTTCGATCATCCCGGACAGGCACAACACCACGTCTTCCGCCCGGGCAATGGCATCGGCAGGCCAGGTGGTGAGCACTTCCTGCTCTATCTTCATCACGGCCTCATTCATTGACGGTGACTGCGTTTTCTGTGGATGGTTATGCCACAGGGACATCGCCACCAGAAACGCGCCGGTTCTGACAAGATCTTCCACACTCACCTGCAGGTTGCCGGTGGCTTCAGCCTCTTCTGCCCGCCGTTTCAGGAGGGCAAGATGCTCAATACGCTGCAGCGCAGACAGCTCAGAAAGCGTGACGGATACACCGTTATATTCAAATTGTTCTGTTTTCAGGAACATCGCTTATCTCTCAGCTCTTTAGCCACCCGGCACATTATTAACGGTAATTTCAGCCACCGCAGCAAACTGACCATTACCGGAAATCACAGGGATGCTGACTTTTCCATCCTTAACCCCCGTCACAGTAATCGTCATATCTTTCACGCTAATGGTGGCTTTCGATGGATCGGCGGAAATCGCCCTGAATGTCTTATCCGTTGCATTTTCCGGTTCCACAGTAACGGTCAGGGTGGTTGTTTTCCCTTTTTCAACCGTACCTGTCGGCGTTACCTTAATCGCAGTGACCGGCGTAATTTTGCTGCGTTCTTCCGCTACAGAAGGTTTACCCACGTTAGTGACTTTCACCGTGCGGGTGATCACTTCTTTCGCCGTCACGGCCTTACCGATACTGCTGACCCAGCCACGAAACACATCCACCGTGCCATTCGGAAAACGGATTTTATAGGCCCGGACATCGCCGCTTTCAAACCAGCCTATAAGCCCTTTCTGACCTTCCTCTCCCGGTTTCCAGGCCAGCGTAAAACTGGTATCACCTGCAGATTTCTGTCCCTGCCCGGTCGCGGTCCAGTCCGCGTCTTCATCATCCAGGTAGTTATCATCGTAGGGTTCAGCCGTCATCTCGCCCGGCGTCAGATCCTTCACCTTAGCCAGTCGCTGCCAGTCATCGTCTGACAACGGGTTTGCATAAGCATCAGCCTTGCCGTTGTAAACCCACAGAGTGGTACCGGCACCTTTTACCGGCTCCAGGGGATTTGGTGTTGCCATATCGTCCTCACATCTCGTAGGTAATTTTCCACAGGAGATCTGCCGATCCCCACATCATAAACTCATCATCCCGGCGGTAGTCATACCCCTGAAGATTCATCTTCAGCAGTAACGCACTGAGGCCGGGAACCGCCTCCAGCGCAGGAAGGATTTTCTCTTCCATCCACATATCCAGTGCCGAGTCCGGTTCTTTTGCCCTGAGAAAAACTTCAATATGCAGTGTCGCCTCCCAGGTCCCCTCATCAACGAACTCGTCAGCAGCAGACGCATCAGTCAGGTAAACAGCAACAGCAGGCAGTTCCTGTTCATCAATAAAAACCGGGCGGCCGTCAAACCAGCTCACCCGCTCAGAAATATTGTCTTTCAGGGCAGACAGAACTGCCGCCCGTATTTCACGGTGTTTCATACACCCTCCCTGTCATTTTCTTTTCAGCACCAGGCGTAACTGATGCGTCATGGCTTTCATCATCTGCACTGGTAATTTTTCCCGGTACATCCGGTCCCGTTCACGTTCAAAGGTTTCTGCCAGCGGTCCGGCAGTCGGAATTTTCACCACTTCAATTGGCAGACGGTGGCGTTTCGGCCTCCCTTTGCTGTCAGCGCCGGTGGACGATGGTGCCCACGGCATACGCTGCATCACATGCCAGCGTCCGTTAGCCAGCCGGGTGATAAAGGCGTCCGGGATCCGTCTTTTCCCCACAATCAGCACACTGCCTCCCCCTTTCAGGGCCGCACGCTGTCCTTTCTTTCTCCGTTTTCTGCGGGAAAGTCGAACGCGGGCCTCCCCCAGTTTGATGGCAGGCAGGTTGCCGGTATTGATGTAAACCTTTGCATAAACCTTATCCGGTCGTGCCGGACTTAACCGGATGCGGGCACGGATAAGACGGCGGGGAACGGCCAGCTCCCTGGCAACTGAAGTGGCCGTTTTCGCAATGATGGCCCCCGCCACGCGGTTCAGTGTCGTGGCAGAGGCCCGGGGAACGGCACGGCGGTCAATTGCATCCAGATTTTTCATGGCCTGCGCCAGACCTTTTATTGCCATGCTCATTCCTGTTCGACAAAAATCCGGGGTTTACCGTTGTACGTGTCATAACGGGTCACCGTCAGTGTACGGCCCTCAAACACAACAACATCATGACGGGCCGGACGGTACCGGGCTGAAAACACCACCAGTGACAACTGGCTGCCCGAAAGCGCCCCCATCTCCGCGGACTCTTCCTCAGGCATCACGTCATACACGACGCCGTTAATCTCCGCCTGTTTGCCCATCACCCGAACGGTCGCCCCGTCCATCCGGCAACACATTCGCGTAAACAGATCAGACATTGATTTTTACCGCCACAGTGGCGCTGTTTGCAGGAGCATTTTCCCAGGCTACCCCCGCGGCCACCGCACCCTCTGCAGCCAGCTGCACAACCCCGTCCTTCAGATAAACCACCGCGCCGGACTGAATGTCGTCAGCAGACTGTTTGGGCAGAAGGAACACGCCTTCGGCAAAACCGTCACCGGCATCACCGGCAGGAATATCGGTAATGGCCACGGCCACCATACTGCCGACCACCACCGCAGCACCGCTCAGGATGGTCTGATCTCCGGCATTCACCAGTTCAATGGTGGTACCGTCCTGTACAAAATTTTTCGCCATAATGCTGTTTCTCCGGACAGCCCCTGTGGGGCTGTTTTTCAGGCATAAAAAAAGCCCTTTCGGGCAGTGATTGTGATAACTCGGTTATCAGGCCACCGACGAACGCACCAGCCCGCGCCAGTCAAGTGGTGCCACTCCGGCATCAATACGGATTTTTGTGGCAATGCCGTCAGTGGTGAAACCTTCCTGCTGATCAATGTATGGAGTGTCCACACCATCCAGCCAGGCCACTTCAATGGTGTCAGTGCCCTGTGCCGCCGCCAGATACCAGGTTTTCGGATCTGCCGCATCAAGACGCGCTTCTGCAATCACCTCAGCAAAGTTCTGGATGGGGTTAATGACACCGGCGTTTGCATCCGCCCCTTTCACACTGGCCGATTTGATGGTCTGGTTCGCCACCGTCTCCAGTGCCACCGGTACCAGCATAAAGGCCGGACGGATATTCAGGGCGCGATCGCCTTCTTTCTGCAGGCGCATCATCTGACGGGCCGCATCCAGTCCGGAAACGGAAATCCCACCGGTGGCAATATTTTTGTGATCGGCATGGAACAGCGCCTTACCGTCTGACAGTTTCGGGTTATCCGTCAGCACCTTGTAAACCAGGTCACCAATCGTTGCCTTCGCCGCACGCCCCATCTTCATCGGCACGTCCACCAGCATATTCAGATCATCATTGATAATGGCCTGGCGGGTGATGGAGAAAATCTCCCCGTAAGTGGCCAGTGCAATGGTCTCCTTGCGATCTGAGGTGGTGATGTATTTATACTCCGCCCCCTCACGAACCTGGCGCAGAGAACCAAAACCGCCCATCCCCACGCGATACGCTGTTTTGAAGTCTGACAGGCGTCCCTTACGGGTCCACTTCTGGAAGGTTTCTTCTGATTCCTCCCAGCCCTGGATCAGCCCCTTGTTCGACACATCCAGCAGAATATTGCCAAAATCAGAGGTGCTGTGCGTCAGCGCCAGCCCGACCATCTGCATGGGGTTATAACTGGCCACCCCAATACCGCGCTCCGTCAGTGACATGCGAGCCCATTCACGCAGGGTCATCCCGTTATAGGCGTTATCCTTCTCGACATTTTCAAATCCGGCACGGGCCAGCATCGCCTGGCGGATCCCGTCCCCCACAAAATTGCCGTTTCCGGCATAAATATGGGCCGGTGTGTTTTTGTTGGTCGGCGATGACTCCTTGCCCATTTCATTCAGCAGACGTTCACGGGCCATTTCCAGCGAACAGTCAGGATCAGCCACACACTGCGCCTGAAGCGCCTGATAGCGACCGCCAAACATGGCAAACAGATCGTTAATGCCTGACATGCGGGCTTTCTGCTCAGCCATAACGCGGGCGCGAATGGTCGCCTCATCAGACACTGCCGGTACCGGTGATGGTTCTGTTACCGCCGGTGCAGGGATTGTCACTGTGGTATCACGCGGGGCACTGTTGTATGGCTGCGTGATCATATTTCGGATGGATTCCGGCATCTTTTTAAATTCCTCTGTACGTTTTGACTGAATACATGCCATTGCCTTAACGGCTGGCGTCACCTGGTCTGCAAATCCGTGTGCCAGACACTCGGCACCGGACATCCAGGTCTCATCCGCCAGCATGGCGGCAATTTCATCGGTAGTTTTTCCGGTTTTCTGCGCATATACCGGCACCATAACCGACTCAAGTTTGTCCAGACGTTCGGCATAAGTGCGCATTTCCTCCGCATCACCACCGCTGATCCCCCAGGGTTTATGGATCATCATGAAGGCATTTTCCGGCATAATGACCGTGTCACCGGCCATCGCAATCAGGGATGCCATCGAGGCGGCAACGCCATCCACATACACGGTAATGGCCGCACCGTGATTTTTCAGGGCATTAAAAATGGCGATGCCTTCAAAAACATCGCCACCCGGTGAGTTGATGTGGAGATTAATGTGGGTGATATCACCCATGGCATTCATATCGCTGACAAACTGCTTCGCGGTAACTCCCCAGAAACCAATCTCGTCATAAATATAAATATCCGCCTCACCCTGACCACCCGCCTGCATCCTGAACCAGGATTTATTCTTCATGCTGGCTGTCGGTGGCCTGCTGACGCTGTTGTTCAGTTCCGGCACTGTTGCCTCCTTTGTCGTTGACGGGGTCAGTATCAAAGACCAGCCCCAGTCTGCTGTTTTCATCAATTTCAGCCTTGCGGCGACGTTTGACCTCATCCGGATTGCGCCCGCCGGCACGCACCCAGTCAGATTCTGTCGCTGCACCACCCCGGATCTGAATTCTCCAGGCTTCAGCTTCCTTAACCGGGTCGATCCACGGCATCACCGGACCGGAATACGTCGCGTTATATAGCGTTTTCATCTCCACATCCGCCGGAATTTTCAGCAGACCTGCCGCAACCACCATATTCAGCCATGTCCGGTACACCGGGCGGGTTACCGCGCCAATAAAACAGTCCTGCAGGATCAGGTAACCATCCGTGGACTCGACCAGCTCCTGCCGCTGGGCACTGTAGGTGCCGTTATAGTTACGCGCCGCACTGGAAAAACTCAGACGACTGCCCGCTGCCACTGCACGCAACTGGCCGTTGCGGAAAGTTTCAAGGTTGGGATTGGGACGGTCTGATTTGACCATGCCGATATCCTCGCCCTTGCGCAAATCGTCATAAATAATACCCGGGGTGATATGGACTTCCCGGTCGGTATCTTTGATCCCCGGATCTTCATAGTCCTGTCCGTCCCCTTTACGGATATACAGTCCCAGCGCCGCGGCAATACGCGCAGCCGTCAGTTCCGCATCCTCATATTCCTTAAGGGCACTGATCCGCATCAGCACCCCCGATAACATGGATGAGCCTCGCGTCTGATGCAGACGGCGTATGAACTTCAGGTGGATCATTTTTCCGGCAGCGATTTCTTTCGTATCACTCTGCCGACCGCTGACCGGATAATTTTTATAAACCAGATATTTTTTCGGTCTTCCCCACTCATCAAGAAAAACCCCCTGATTCAGCCCGGCGGATTCATCAGTGCGCATGGGAACAAAATCCGGCTCCATCGCCTCAAGCCAGAATGGCACTCCCGCCGTCCGTTCCAGACCGTTTCCCGCACCACTGACCATCTGCGCAAACACTTCACCATCCCGCAGCCAGGTCCGCAGCAGTAAACGTTCAAGCACGGGACGGGTATACTGCCCTGTCACATCCGGACTCACGGACCATTCAGCCCACAACCGGCGGATATCCGCAGCCAGCTCTGCCGCCATTTCCCCGTTTTTTCGTAATGGCTGAGGCTCCACAATAATTCCCCTGGCACCAATCACCCGCTCTTCCAGCTTGTCAAACACACCAATCACCAGGTCATGATTGATATCCAGAAAACGGGCCTGCTCCCGCAGGGAAACCGCACCGTATTTACTGAGCTGATCAGCAGAGCGATTTTCCCGCCGGGCTTTATGTGTCCGGGTCGGTTTCACCGCCTCATAGGCCATGATTAACGCCCTTGAACGCAGTCTGGCTGCTTTCCACCCGGGGGAAAACACGCCTATCACATCATCAATAATTGCCATTAAAACCTCGCCAGTTTAAATCCTGGTTTTCCCCGCCTGCGGCTCACCATCGCGGCAAGCCTGCGTTCCCACTCCTGACGTCCGGCGCGGATCTGAGAAAGGCTTTCCAGCGTCAGTTGCTGTCCGTTGAAGGTGACAGACTTCCCCTCCAGTACGGCCATTTCCGCTTCACGGTACCGCTGTATCATTTCTCTGGCTTCTTCTGTGCTCACAACCAGCCTCCTGATGTTATCCATGGATTATCTTCCGCACGCTCCGTCCGCAGTTTTTTCTTCCGGCGACGGCGTTTTTCTGCCCCGGCCGTCAGTTCCGGGGATACCGTTTCACCAGAACGCTCCTGCGGGAAGACGAGCCACGTTTCCCGCTGTGCCCAGTCCGGTGCGGAGGGCCAGCGGATCTTTTCGTAACCATGCAGAACGGCAAGCGCATCCGCATAAACCAGCAGGTCAAACGCCTCGTTAGCTCCCCTGCCCGGTTTTCGCCATTTTCCGTCACTGCCGCGCTCTTCATAGGTCAGCTCATCGTAAAACCATCGCCCCAGCCAGTCGGGAAAGTGGATATAGTTCGGCCCTGGTGTGTCACGCCACAGGGCATTATTTACACGGTCCTTAAACGCATCCGTCTGAACCAGCCACAGCGCGACATCGCCACTGGCTCTGGCACGGCGGGCACTTCTGCCGGTATTATCCGGGAAGGTACGGTTAATCAGCCTGTCACGGCGAAGTCCATCCCCCTTGAACAGAAACACCCTGTTGCCCAGTCCGTCACTCCGGCAACGACGCCAGAAACGATAGGCGTTATCTGTCACCCCGGCTTCCCCTCCCGTATCCACCGCCATGGCCATCAGACGCATGCGCACATCCGGATCAGAAGCCAGCGGCCATGTTTTATGGAACACATCCGTCAGCAACAAATCCCAGTCCTCCGGATATGCCGCCGGATCAACCGGCAGACTTTCACCGTTGGGACTGCAGCGCAGTGAATGCCGGATGTTATAGCGATCAACAATCCAGCGTTCCCCCTGCTCTCCGTATCCGGTGATCTGCACAACAAAACGGCGATTTTTACCGCCCTGTACGTCAACCGTTGCCTCAATAAAACGCACACCATCCGGCACAGATCGCCGGGGAAACGGCTCGGCACGCTGTTCAAGCAGTTCACTTTTACGCTGTTCCGTGGCTGAACGGGGCAGATAGGGGCGTCCGATATCGGTGTTCACCACCGCTTTCAGGGTCTCTTCACTGCCGGTTCGCTCATACTCTTCTTCTGCCGCCAGCAGTTTAAAAATCAGTTGTTCCCAGATCTGAAACGCCGCAGCCGGCCCCTCCATCCAGAATGACGCAATCCGGGAATTTCGTGGCGTTCCGGTGATACTGCCGTCCGCCACCGCCCGTTCACCTTCACGAAGCCAGATCCCTTTGTTATTCAGTTCGCGTTTCTGCTCAGGGGCAATCAGCCCGCGACAATGCGGACACATCAGACGGGCAGCCTGACCGGCAGCCACAAAATCCGGGTTATTCCGGTATCCGGTCATGTTATCCATCACCGGCTGAAAATATTCCCCGCAGTGCGGACACGGCCAGTACCACCGGCGGCGGTCTCCCCGGTTATACAGTGACAGGATCCCCGTTGTTGGCGGTGCCTCATGTGCGCCGCCACAGCGCCATTTGGTGTCAGTGATATCCCGCCCCGGCGAACTCTCGACCAGGGTCATCCCCGAGGACATAAAGGTGGTGGTACGCTTTGATGCCAGGGTGAAGGCATCCCCTTCCCCGTCCACGTTTTCAGGGAAACGGTCATAATCCGTCAGCGCCACACGACGGTAATCCGAAGAAGAAAATACAGTGATCGACGGCCAGCCAATCTTCAGGAAGGAGCCGTCAAGAAACATTTTATCGTGGACGTTGTTGTCATTACGGGAAGGACTGAGACGCTTACTGACCTCCGGGCTGTGACGAAACGTTCTGGAAAGACGCGTTCTGGAGTGTTCCCGCGCCTTCGTCTCGGTCATTTGCACCACCAGCATATCCGCCGGATCACAGATGATGCCGTACACAATCCAGCCGTCAATCAGCCCTTCGGTTTTCCCGGTTCGCGCAGGTCCCACAAACACCACCGCGTCATATTCACGGGCTGATAATGTATTAATAGGGTCAATCATATAGGGCGTCAGCGATGACTCCCACGGACCGGAAGTATTGGCTCCCCGTGGTACCCGCATATAACGCCTGATGGCTTCCGCTACTGGTAACCGGCTGGGCGGGCGAAACAGCGAGGCCACTTCGCGCCAGATATCGGATGCGCGGCTATGGCTCTCGTTCACCTGATTCACATATCGGCCTCATCACAACAGTCAATGACTGCCTTTTCCAGTGTGTCGCGGATCTCATCAACCACAATCTGTACTTCATTCAGTTGTGATGCGGTCCACCCTCTGTCCCTTTCCAGCCGGTCAGGCCAGGTTTCCAGTACCTGAACTATCGCTTTCACCACGACAGAAAAGGACCGCCTGACATCACTGACAGGCACAAGCTGAACAGTTTCATGCTGAAATTTAAGACGCTCGCGCTCGGACTGATACCATGCCTTCCGATCATGTGGGTTCATCTCTTCATCTTCGGAAGTCGGTGGTTTTTCCAGCAACGAAATAATCAAATCCGTCAGGAGATACAGTTTTTTCTTTTCATTACTGCCTGGTGCAAGAGGAACATCCGCCATTCTGGCGGCAACAGTCTGCCGGTGCAGACCTGAAAGGGCTGCCAGTTGATTAATATTTAACTTCATATTTTTCAGCTCGCCGTCCATTTACATCCCTCCACATAAACCGCTGAACAAAAGTGGCTCTTTTTTTGTAAAGAAATGCCGCCATATAAAGATGTCGAACAAAAATCAACCGCAATCATCATCTTTTTAATGCTAAACACATTAAAAACAATAAGTTACCATTATGATGATGATGACGATAAAATCACAAAAATGCGCCTTTTTCCGCGCCGTCCGCCCCGTGTTCAGGCCCACCCCACCAGGAGGACCCGCAAAAATGATAATAGTTATCATTTTCAATGTAGTCCGGTTTCTTCCACCATCGCACCGGACAGGCGACTATGAGGGGACAACGCCGCGCTCCGTTAACGCGGTAAACCCCGGTGTGTATCGTTTTTGATTATCCCCGCACACTCGCGCAGAGGAGTCTCCCTGTCGGGCTGCGGTCTCTGTTAATGCGGGGATACGGCGACAATACCGCGCATCAGCAAAACTTATTTCAGGCACTGAGTGCGGATATATTCCTGCGCCACTTCCAGCTGCTTCTGCATCAGCATCAACCGCTCTCTGAGAGTGAAATAATCCCGTTCAGCGGTGTCTGCCAGTCGGGGGCCGGTTGCATTATCCACGCCGGAGGTGGTGGGGGCTTCACGCACGGTACCGGGGCAGGTGGCGTTGATCCGCAGGCGCTTACGACCAGCGGCAACGTCAGCGCGCAGAGTTTCATTTTCAGTTCTCGCATCGGCTAATTCCCTCGAGTATCTGGCATCAAGTGCAGCAACATCACGCTGGCGCTGCTGCATATCAGTAATGGTTGCATTTGCCTGCTCCAGCTCACTGACTTTTTTATCGCGCTGCTCTTTGTAGGTTATGGCGTTATCACGGTAATGATTCAGCCCCAGACTAAGCGCACCACAGGCCACCAGCAGGGCAATGATGACCACGCACAGTACGCGGTTCATTTCACCACCAGCGTATCTGACCGATGAAATAACCGGAGGCCATAATCACAAACACCAGCCAGATAAGAATGAACTTCCAGGTGGATAATTTTTCAGCCATCACTCGAATCTCCCGAATCAGTTTGCTAAAATCAAACACACTTTCTCCTTTGACTTTTCCAGAGTCAGGAAACACAAAACCCCGCTTGCAGCCAACAAACGGGGTTTTTACTTTTATTCACTTAGTTTTTGTCAGTTCGCAGGATTTCGTGTTATCCGTCCGTGTAACCATGCCTCATTTTTCAGCAAAATATTCTGCTTATCTGTCGATACCCCAGCACGCCAGCGCGCTCTCCTGGTCACGACGGGATACCTGACCGTAGCAGTTGTTTGAACGAATACGGCAGTCTCTGCCACCGTCCTTAATCCACCAGCGAATCGCCTCACACGCTCCCCTGCGATCACCTGCATTAATTCGTTTATAAAACGTCGACGGGAAACACTTACCGGGACCAATGTTGTACGGACAGAATGACGCGATCCCCGCTTTCTGGGGTTCGCTCAATGGCACTTTGATGTTTTTCTCCACCCATGCCAGCGCCTTATCACGCTCAATGGCGTTAACCCGGTCGCATTTTTCCTTCGACAACTTCATGCCCGGAACGACAGGTTTGCCATCCACCAGGATGGCACCGCGGCAGATGGTCCAGATACCCGCACCATCACGGTATGCCGTGGTGTGGTTACCTTCCTTTTCATCCAGAAACTGGTCGAGAATGTCAGGCGCAGGCGCACCAGCGGCAATCAGCGCCAGAACGGCAGCCGACAGGCCGTATCTGATTTTTGCGTTCATGGATATTTATCAGGATTTATCGGTTTCTGAGCCCTGGATATGTTTATCAGTTCCAGCCTGTTGCCTCAGGCTGCTAACAGGTCAATACAATCATGAGGATTATTTATGGACAATAACACCATTTCTCTACAGGAGTTGCTCGACAGCATTTCCAGGCTTCGGGAAGACGTGAATACCCTTACCGTCGCCTTCTCATATCTGGCATTCTCAATTCCAAGGGAACAGATGCAATCAACGCTGGCATCAATCCAGTTTGAATCATGCAATCCCAAATGGTCTCAGGAACAACAAGACTCTTTCAGGCGGCTTGCTGTATTACTGGATGAAAAATATGCTGGTAAAATTACCATTTCGGTGGAGTCTTCAGAGAACCAGTAATTCTTCCCGGTAGCTTTCCTTTGTAGGTTATCCATACATTCTGCGCCTCTAAAATTACGGGGCGCTTTTCCGGCGACTGCTCATCCCCTTCACATAACCCGGCAGCAACATCCAGGAAGACCTGTCTGATGCTCATTCTGGCTGCTGCCTCATAAAACTCCAGCGCGGCACCTTCAACACGGTCCAGCGAGATGTCCAGGTCAAAAATTTCACCGTCAAAGCGTTTTTTGTCCCGTAACGCTAAAGTTACCGTAACTTTATTCTCAAAATTGCGGATCCCTTTCACAATCAGTTCATAGTTTTGAGTCATTGAATTACTCTCCCCGTGCAGCCTTACGACGGTCCTCTCTGATTTTGAAATACAGGTTAGTCAGATATGTCAGCAGCCCAAACAGCAGACTCCCCAGCACGCCTATTGCCGCCCACTGAGACGGGGAAACCCTGTCCAGCAACTGCAGGAACCAGTAGCCCGTTCCCACCGCTGACGTGGTGTATGACACACCTGTTGTGATTTTTTCCATCTGGTACATACCCCGTCTCCCGCAATCCGGAAGCTCACAACAACAAGTGGGGCATCAGCTCACACCGACACCCCCTGCGCATGGTTACATCATCATTTCGCCGTCAGGCTGAGGCTCTTCACTACCGTCAGGCTGAGACCCGACGCCATCTGAAACAGTACTGTCATCCGCAATGCCTTCCGGCTCCGGAACCGCTGGTACGCCCAGCAGCTCATCCAGAATGGCATCCACTTCTGCATCAAGACGCGCCTCAAGGTTCTGGCGGAGTTTCTGTTTCAGTGCACTCCGGACTTCTTCAGAGCGCAGGACTTCCTTCACTGCCTCAGCAGTGACCAGGGATGTGATTTCTGACATGGGATTTTCTCGTTGAAAGGTGTTGTCAAGAAAGTGACTACGGAATGAGCGGATCTTCGGGTTTGCTTCCGGCTGACTGACTGGCGCTGATTCTCTCAGCGGCCCTTTTATCAATCTGCCTGCGCCAGAAATCGCGCACTGCCCTGTACCCACCCGAAAGAAGATACATAACACAGACTGCCGTACAGAAGTACAGCATCACCTGATGAATAAATGTCATAATTTCTTACCGTTATGGTTGACAATGAGAACTGTTTTCATTTAAAAAACCGATATACGAAAGCATCTTTTCTTTACATTCTCCATTGGGATTACCTCCGCCAGCTTCCATTCCTGCCGCTGGCGGCCTTTTTTTATCATGCCGCAGCATCCGCGTTGTTCACTTCCACCTTCACACTGTCAATCAGCAGCGTATATGTCGCCGCCTTTGATATGCCTGTCAGTTGCAGTTTGTCCGCCGCCCCTGATGCCGGAGATTTCACCAGTGTGAACGGCGTCCCCCGTTTCTCATCCAGTACCGGCGTCACCTGAATGCTGTTGTTTCCGGCAAACTCAAAAGCCAGTGTGTGCCATCCGTTATCAAAGACCCCGAACGTATCCAGCTTCGCATTCGGCTTCTTGTGGTGCATCGCGTTCAGGTTCGTCGCATCCGTCTGCAGGAAGAAGGACATCAGCATGTCGTTGCCTTCCTCTGCCAGCGTCACTCCCTCCGGCAGGGACGACAACTGCCAGTAAATGCCCAGGGCAAACTGATTCGGCACCAGTGAACCCGGCAACTTAAACCGTACGCTCACACGTCCCCCCTTCTTCAGTAACTCCACTCCCTGTCCGGCTGCATCATGCTCCAGAAACCAGATGTGGTTTTCCGGTTTATTCAGTTGCAGGGCCTTACCTCCCGTAGCCCCCGCATCACTGACCACCGCTTCAGCAATGTTTTTGTTAACATTGTCTCCGCTCGCCGGTTTGTGATAATAGCGCCAGCCCTGTGATGCCAGGTCTTCGCCGGACGCCAGCAGACTCATCAGGGTTCGGTTACTGACCGGGGCTTCCGGCTCTCTCTCCGTACCTTCACCGGAAGGTCCGGTGGGCTTCACCGTATCAGGCTGTTTTCCGGTAATGAATTCAGCGTTTCTCCCGGCATGCACAAGAATCGCCGTTGCCAGACGGTCGGAAATAATCCCACGACGTGCCCATGATCCAAAATGCGTTTTACGGTCAGCCGTCGTCCAGGTTTTGGCGTCCGTTCGACCACCGGCTCCGTAATACCCAATATCCGCAACATCCGGATCTTCTGACGGCTCGTTGGTACCCACATTTCGCCCGTTTTCATCCGTCATAAACGGCACAAAGAAGATTTTTTTTGCGGATTTCGTCTTGTATGCACCATACACCGCATCGTATTGCGAAGAATAAGTCTGCTTCCAGTAGTAGGTCGTGTCGCCACAAATCCAGGGAACTGATGACGGAGAGCCCCCGAGACACTGACCTCCGAATTCCGACAGGTCAGAACGATATTTTTCCACCATGGAATCAAACAGCCCCGGCTGAGTGGCGTATGCACCCTGTTTCAAATCAAACTCGCCCTGCATCCAGACCACTGCAAGCAGAATATTTTTAGGGTTGGCCTTCAGTGCGGCCTGAGTACGGGTAAGCAGGTCCTTGTACAGTGGCTTATCTACACCCCAGCGTGCCGAGGTCTCGCTTGCGCCGGTGGATTCGCTGAAGGTACCTTCATCGCCCGCCAAAAATGCAGAACCACCACGGCAGCACGGAACCAGAAGAATACCGGCATTCGCCGGAATAAACGGCAACAATTTCTTCGCGATATGTAATCCCTGCCCCACGCATCCATACTGAGCTGCGCTGGCTTTCGGGTGTGAAAACTTACTCAAATCCTGAACATCATGCAGGCAGTGGTCCGCAGGAATAATGTCATTGTAGTTACAGGACGCACCACCCGGCGTGACAGTGCTGCGACGCGCCAGCTGTTTAATACGCGGGTCCGGACGGTCATATGTCTCCGGCAGCGGAAGCCCTTCACCATACGCCATACCGTTTGACTGCCCGGCCAGGGCAACAACAAAGTAATACTCCGGGTTGCTGGTGGTGCTGATAACTGCGCCTTCTCCATCCGACGGCTTCACCACCACAGGTGTGGTGACATTACCTTCTGCGACAATCGCCTGAATAAGTGCTGCGCCATCATCCGTATACGAAGAAAACGGCCCGCCGTATGGTTGCCATCCTTCACGAATTTTTTGAGCAAGCGCATCCGCAAGGTCTGACGGCGATGCCGCCCTGACCACGTCATAGTGTTTAAATGCCATGAATCCTCCCGGCCGGGATAATATTGTGAGTAAAATAAGGAGCGGGCTGAAGTCCGGAAGTTACAGGACAATGGCAGAAGAGAGACGACAGCCCGCAATTCGAAAAAGGCCACGCAGTTGCGCAGCCTTATGAATTCTGGTTAAAATCCATTCGATTATAAAAATGTATATCTCATGCTGTTGCCCGAACCCACTCGGTTTTTTTTTGCCCACAAGAAAGCCCCTCCGGAGAGGGGCTAAAGCCGCGTATCTGTATCATCATGCACATGGTGCCGGGTGCCTCCCGGTGAGTTCAGTATCAGCACCTGAACCCGCACAGAAAGGATAAGGGTCGGTGACAAAACACCAGTCGCTGATTGCCCCTCCGCACAGGGGGATTCACCATGCCAGTTTCTTTTAACAAACTCCCCGCAAAACAGACAACTGTCAACCGTCTGAATTGTGAGACATTTAAAAAAAAGCCCGCAAAAGCGAGCCGGGAAAAATAAGTCTGGCGCGTTGTACTGGATTCGAACCAGTGACCGATTGCTTAGAAGGCAATTGCTCTGTCCGGCTGAGCTAATAACGCAGGGTACAGATAATGGACCGCCATCGAGGACTCGAACCCCGCGCAACCAGCTTCGAAGGCTGGCGCTCTATCCTGATGAGCTAATGGCGGTATGTGATGGTGGCCCTTGCTGGATTTGAACCAGCGACCTAGCGATTATGAATCGCTCGCTCTCACCACTGAGCTAAAGGGCCGGGAGCCGCATAATAACGACGCGTAATTAATTCTTCAATATCATCCGTTCTGGCTGACTAAATCCTGTACTTCCCGAACCGTCTGCTCAAAACGTTCAGTCTCCAGCTCAACGCCAATTGCACGACGCCCGAGCGCCAGTGCCGCTTTCACTGTCGAACCCGACCCCATGAAAAAATCTGCAATCAGGTCACCCGGACGACTGCTAGCGCTGATTATCTGCTGCAGCATTTCTGCCGGTTTTTCGCACGGATGTTTCCCGGGATAGAACTGCACCGGTTTATGCGTCCAGACATCGGTATACGGCACCTGCGCCGTCACGCCAAAATACCGCCGCAGTCGGCATTCACAACCACCAGCGCATTTAACGTTCAGCCATAAAAAAACCCGCTCGCGGCGGGTTTAAGCTGTGTGGCGAAGTAACCACTCTTAACATACTGACATACTTTTTGCGGACCGCACTAATCATTTTTTACTTTTTTAGCAGCCAGTCGTCCATCTCCAGTCTTACCCCCAGCACAGACAAACATCCGTCAATAAACCCTTCGGCTATCTGCATCTCAATTCGTATTGCTTTTTCGCTTTTCTTTCTCGTCCTGGCTATCTGTCTTTTTGATATTCGCAACAAATAATGAGCAATGAGAAGCGAATACTCCTCAGGTTTTTTCTGCTTCAGACGAGCAAGACAGTTTTCAATGATAAGTCCGTCATCATCGCAGCAGGCCGGACGTGGTTTAGTGGCAGATGGTAAAAGTCCTTTGAATCCGGCAGCGATCGGAGAATAGTCCACCCCGGTGTTACCACTTGCCGCCCATGCCCCCCAGCGTTCAAGAACCATCTGAATATCACGCATCAACTTTCTCCACAAAATCAGGACAGCACACCAATCGCCAGCGCGCGATCGATAAAACGAAATATCAGCTCCAGTTGGGAACCATACTTCTCTTCAAATGCCACGGTATCCGCATGCAGTTCGTCATGGTGTTTTCTGCACAAAGGCAACACAAAAAGGTCATGCGCTTTTGTACCCATTCCACCCTGACCATGACCAATCAGGTGATGAGGATCGTCGGCTGGCTTACCACAACATGCACACGGCTGCGTCTTAACCCAGCGCGTGTACTTTTCATTAACCCAGCGACGACGTTTTGGGCGTAACATAAAAGACTCCGGCGACTCCGGATCCACTTTCAGCGCCAGCACCTTTTTCGCCTTATCCTGGATGATGCTGGTGGCAGTAACCGAAGGCACAAGGTCACTTTCCCGGGTGACAGACGGCACAACAGGCTTCGGTAATCTCAGTGCCTTACGGGCTGCACTTTCCGGTAAGGCATCCGCCAGGTCATTACGAATCAGCCACCAGCACAGTTCCGGCATTGTCACAACGTGACTGTCATCAAAACCAAGATCACAGCGCACAACAGATAACACCCAGCGGGCACAGTTATCCGTTGCCATTGATTCCAGCCGTTCCGTGAACTGGTCACGGAGAAGATTGTCACAGTGCCAGCACAGACGGATTGCGCCTGGCGCGTGCCGCATTGTGGTCATGTTCTCGCTGTGCCAGTCGGAATGAGGCCACTGACAGCCCTTTTCACGAAGTAACCAGCTCTCAAGGCATTCCACGCCACCAGCACGACGGATCACCGCCTCATGGCGGAACACGGCCCGAACGGCAGGATCATCCGCCAGCGGTTGTGATGCTGCCGGAACGGCACCACTGGCAAAAGATGAATAACGTTCCGGCTCAGGCTCCAGCAGGACACGCCCCTGCATAAACAGGGGCATCAGCTCTGAACCGGGTCTGAACAAGACGATCCCCATACGCGGGGCTATTTCAGGGGTCAGCAGTGCTCTCAACGTAGAACCTCACAGCACAATCTGTTTCAGTTTCTGTACCGCTTTCCCCATATCCGCCATAGCATCAACAAACTCATCAAATTTACGACTTGCCATTCCATACGCCTGGAGGATTTCCAGTTTCAGAGGATCCAGTTGCTTTTTAATTTCCGCACGATCATTAAATTTCTTCTCTGCTTCTTCCGCAGCCCTGATCAGCTCCTCAGCATGCCTGCGTAATTCATCCGGAGTAACGGTCTTTTTAATCACAACGGGTTCCTCTGTTTTTACTGGTATTTCACTATTTACTGCCTGATGTCCAAATTTAGGATGATGTAACGTTGTAGTTCTTCCATCATTCGCAACGACCAGAAGTCCACTGTCGCGGATAATGCCAATGAGTATCTCCTTATCCCTTTTATTCAGTAGACTGTACGCCTGCACTTTCTGTGATATCTGGGTCAGTGTTGCGCCTTCCGGCATTCGTTCAACAAAACGTTTAACCCTGGATAAAACTGGCTGCAGATGGGGTGGTGTAATTCTCATGCTCCACGCCTCCCATCAGTGAACGGTATCGAGCAGCTTTAACAGCTCAGGGAATCGGGATTCGAAGAAATGCGGCTGCGTCTCGCGCGGATTTGCAGGACTGGTGATGTTCTTGCCGAACATGCAGCCTTTCGCCGTCAGCGACCAGAATTTTTTGATGTTGTTAATCCCGGTACGGCTGTATCGTTCGCGCTGCTCGACGATCCCCAGCTTCACCATCTGGTGATATGCCTGATTAGCCGTCAGGCGGATACCATACTGCTTCAGCAGTGCACTCAGTGACAGCGTAGGGCGACTTGAGCCATCGGGTGCATCGGCAGGAGCATCAATGGCATAGCGCGGTGCCAGATTCGGTAAGCCAACAGCCTCCTGGAGTTTCTGACAGGCACCAAGCACAGATGAGTTAGACAGGTTTAACTCCCGACGCATAAAGTCCAGCAGAATCACACCAGCCTGCATCTTGTCAGCAGCCTGCCCGGATAATTTTTCCGGTGCGCTGGTTACCGTATCGAAAGTACGGATCACCTTCAGATGGAATGACGGACTGATCCACATTGCATAGGCATACACCAGTTCTTTGCAGACATACGTCCCCTGGTTATTTCCGCCACGAATAACGTTAACAGGCTCTATATTGACCGAGTTGCAAATCTGCAACTCGCTTATTAAACGTTCAGTTTGCTCATTGCGGAGCCAGAATGCAGGCTTATGCTTATCCAGAGAACCGGCAGCCCTGTGTAGATCGTTCAGGCTGTAACGCCCATAAGCATCACGACGAACTTCAATACCATCAATGACCATCAGATTATTCATACTTCGTTTCTCCTCTTAATCAGGCGGCTGCACCCGCCGGTTTCTCATACTTACTGATAGTGATCTCGACCTTCCCTTTCGGGATAACCGGTCCCCACTCCACCAGCATTCTTTTCACCTGTCTGTCGTCTTCCCACACACCCGCGTGGGTCAACGCGTCAAACAGCGCCTTGTTATAGTTGTCCAGATCGCGGATCCGGTTATCCGGAGGAAACAACACGATCTCCACTGAAGCAGGTGCCGACGTTGGTTTTGGCAGACGACGTAACTGCTCAACTATTGCTGCGCACGCCGCGCTCTGAAATTTTCGCCCCGCCGCGCTTATCAGGCTCTTACCAGCAAACGCCCCTTTGTTGGGGTGTCGCCAGTACGTGTTCACGCTGGGCGGGAAAGGCAGGATCAGCTTCATACTTTCAGGCCTCTCTCATGTAACCAGTGAGTTGCACACAGCCTTGCGTTTTCCTCACCGGCAAGCAGTGAGCGGATAATCCCGACCGCCTCGCTGTCGTCGTCCTTCACCGCGGTATGAAGCGTGATCCCCCGGGCCACACCACGCTTTATCGTGATGACGCCTTTTTTCTCCAGTGCGCGAAGATGCTCCACCGCTGCATTCACCGAACGGTATCCCAGCATGGTTGCCACCTCCTGATTGGTTGGCGGGAAGCCACGTTCTTTCTGATAAGAAATCAGCATATCCAGCACCTGCTGCTGGCATTGAGTTAACGTCGTCATGCCGCCATCTCCCTGACCAGTTTTTCCGCCTGCTGGCGAACCTGCGCCAGAAACGCCTCACCACATGCCTCAAGTTCATCGCGCCCGATGTAGCTGATTGCCGGTCCCTTCCAGGTCTTGTCGAAAACAGCAATAGCACCAGCGAAGAAAGCGCCTGTCGGCACCTGCTTCTCATCCTTCGGGATAAACCAGGCAGGCAGTTCAAAACCAATACGCCCGCGAATAAAAGCAATATGATCTGCATCTTCCGGCCACCACACTTCGCTGGTGGCAGCTTTGATCAGGAAAACATAGCGCCCGCCTTTATCACGCATGGCACTGGCATGCTTCATGATGTAACGCATGCCGGTGATGTATTGCCCCTCATGCTGACTGGCGCGGCTGTATGGGGGATTACCAAAGGCAGCACCTTTAAGCTCCGCAAGGCGTTCTGACCAGTCATGCGCCAACGCGTTGTCTTCCGCCGTGTAATACGCAGCACATTTGGCGTTATCACCGTCAGTAAACAGATCCAGAACAAACGGGCCAAACAGAGTGTTAATTCCCCAGAAAATGTTGTCCGGCGTGCGCCACTGATCGCCCGCTTCCTTCAGTTCATGGGCTGGTTTGTTCCGCAGTTCCGCCAGCGCCTGGCAATATTTATTACTCATTAAGCCCCCACGTAATTCCCTGAGAGATACCACTCTTCACCTGATGCAGCCCGCTTACTGCTTTTCCGTAAACACCGTTCACGACGCGCCAGAAAATTGTTTCGTTCTGGCTGGGAGTGGCTTTCACGGAATGCCGCCATCCACACCGTTGCAGCACGACGGTATAAGCCCCTGGACTCCAGTTCTTCCGCCTGGCGGGTCAGGCACAAAATCACCCGCGGGTCGTTAGTGCCGACATAGAAATTGCGCACAGGTCTGGTTTCACGAACTGGTTGTGGTTCCGGATCCTGCGCTCTCTCAGTCAGGCGTGGGAAATGTCTGCGTGTATCTCCTTCACAACGGTGAGCCACACGCCCACTCTGACGTAACTTGCTTGCTGACTGCAGAACGCGCTGCCGTGAGTAACCAGCAAAAGCATCCGCAATGTCTCCGGAAGTACACCCCGGATGGGCTTCAATGAATTTCTGAACGTCATTCAAAAGACTCATGCTCACCCCCTGAATCCTGCCGGGATCTGGCTGTAGTCCACGTTGTCGTAACTGGCTTTGAAGTACGGGTCCTCGCGTCTGACTGCAGATACCGCAGGAACTTCCCAGGATTCTTCGAAATGACGATCCGGACCAAAGAACGTCGACGCCTGCTTCACGAACTGGGTACCGGTATTTCCAGAGACACGCACCCAGGCGGCATAGCGTTTCACACCGTCGAGCATGGTTTCGGGTGTCACACCTTCCCTGATTCGGGCTTTCCAGGCTTTAAAAGCGGCGGATTTTGAATTACCACCAGCACGTTTGGGATATTCCTGCCAGGCCTGTTCAAATTCCGGTGAATATTCCTGTCTGGCAGAACGCGCTGGTGCAGACGCGTCAGCGGATGCGCCAATAGTGTTTTTAGTCTCCGTTGTAATCTCTGTAGTAATCTCTGTAGTAATCTCTGTATTTGTATCAACATTCGGCGTATCCCCTGTTCCGTTATGACGTCGGGGGGTGTTCCGTTTTAACGTAATAGCTGTATCGCTGATTGCATTATTGCTGTTACTTTCTGGCGAAACAGAAGAAGGTGTGGTGATGGCCGCAATTGCCTGTGGGTTGATCCCGACAAACAAAATATTGCTGCATTTCACCCCATCGAGCATTTCCACCGTGCGTAAATCCAGAGTAATAAACCCTGCATCGCGCAGACGCTTCAGCGCATCTGCGGTTTCCCTTTTCCCGAAACCAAACTGCTCAGCAAACGCCTGGTAGCTTCTTTGCAGTTTGTCGCCCTGAAAACGCTTGCGATATCCCAGCAACGCTCCGGTGTGCTCATCCCTGACCTCTGTCGGGCGGTACCAGTAAACGATCTCTGAAAGCAGAGCGATAGCCGTCGCATCCGGACGCCCACTGGGTAGTCGAATATATTTCCACCAGGTCGCAGGTGTAACATTGCCGGAAATATTAATTTGACCAATAGCCATAACTTCCGGTGTGGGGGCGTAACGGCTCATACAACCTCCTTCCGCAGCATGAGAATTGTGTAGCCACGCGCAGGTTGTAGTCTGGCTTTTGCATCAATAGTAAGCGTTGCAATTTTTCGGATATGAAGATAACCAGCTCTTTCCAGTGCCAGGGTTTCCCTGAATATCGCTTGCTTAGAACAACAGCAGAAATCAGCAAGCACCTGATGATCAATAACTCTCTCGCCTTCACCGTCTGAAGAACCCGACATCAAAACACGCAACATAATCAGGCGCTGAATCGGGTTATCGAAAGCACATCCGCACACAAACTGAAAACAGTTCACGCCACACCTCCCAGACGCTTAAACATTTTTCCGGAGCAAAAGGCTATAAGCGGCATACTGACGCGGTAATTACGGCCCAGCGGTTCACAAACCACCTTCTGACATTCACGGTCAACCAGGCTAACACGTAGAACATGCCCTGCAGGCGTGGTGTACCACTGCCCAACTGTAGGAATTGATGTTTTTTTACGCTGAAGAAAACGGCAAATATTGAGAATCAACGGATTAAGCATGACGATGCCCTCCGCTGATATTAAGGAGACGGTGAATATGAAAATTAGCCTTATCCGCCAGACGAATACGTTCAGCCTGCAAGTTAAGAAGGGTTTCTACCAGAACCTGATGTGCCTGCGGATCCGAAAGAGTTACCTTGCGCAGAGCACGTAGTGCAGTTGTTACATAACTGAGTTTATGTAAGTCGTCATCATTCAGACGAGAGAGGGCTGGGACAGTAGCCATGATGGCAGCCTCCGTATGCAATGGATAACTTCCACCACCGGAAACGCCAATTTCGCTGGTGGTGAACTGAGCAGGGTTGGCGTAACCGGCGCATACGGAAACCGGCGCACCTTTCGGTGCCCCCACCCAGCCCACCATAATTTGGGTATAGCTGAGTTGTAGCAACAAAAAAGACGCTAACGCGCCAATTGTCGCCGTATGCAATTCCAGGACGCCAATCCCGGCACCCGCTTTATAAGGTGCCTGAACAGTGTAACGTCCCGGAATGGCAGAATCAATGTGCTGGTGGTCCTTCACACTCAACAAAATCACGCCTGAATTTCCACAAAGGACTAAAGCACTCATGCGGGTAGTCTTTGCGAAGATAGATAACGCGCTGTGTTTCTGGCTCCCAACGAATAACATGGACATAAAGCCCTCTTCCGTCACGAAACCAGCGGTTAAGTTCCTGCACAACTCGCCCCCCACAGTCAGGTAAAGTTCTCTGTGGTTACTTACAGCCAGGTGATTTGGTAATCTGCATTCATGCCGTAACAACAGGTGTTCAGCGACACTGACCACCAGCTGTTGCGACAAACGATTATTTGCCGTTAAACTGTTCATGCGTTAGTTTCTCCACAGACACAAAACGCCACGACGCCCGGAGCTGCACACTCGCGGGCGTCACTCTTTTCTGGAGCGCAAAAGATTTTGTAGACCAGTGCTGCATGCTCCTGGAGCTTCGAAATTGACAGATACAACTCATCATTAATTGCTGTCTGCTCGTGTGGCTCCACTACCCCATCTTCGATTGCCGAACGAATCTGCTTTGAGTAACTCCCGATCTGTTCGATGACTTCCAGCAGGCGCTGGTTTATATCGGCGTTCTCTACTTCCTCAATTTCAGGAAGCGATACAAACACCCCACCAGCAGACTGTGCGACAGCATCCGCAATGTAGTGAGTGCCAGCCGCGCGCTGTAAAATCATTGCCCATCCCAGCGGGAAAATCTGATCGCCATCTGCACGAAGGCGGTTGAATAAAGCGTTCTCTGTTACATCCAGCCACTCAGCAGCTTCAGCGTACCCCCCCGGCAACGCCGCGATAGTTTTTCTGACAGCTTTCACGTACCACTCAGGCTGTTTTTCTACTTTCCAGTGATGCTTACCCACGGTTAGCCTCATCGTTCTGTGGTTAAAAATTGAAGGTGTTCTGTTAATCTTTCGGATAGATATCCGGTCTTAAGTCAGATTTCGTAATTGCACCTGACGTGCATTGCTCAAGTTTTTTAGCCAGCACAAAACTGGCTTTTTTATAACCATTGAAAACCAGCCGTAAGTAGCCTGGTGTTGAGCCAACTTTTCCGGCCAACTCGCCCTGCTGTTCTTTGGTTAAAGAGTCCCAATACGCTTTCATACAATATGTACCTCCGATGTACATATTACATGATTAAAATGAACCTTCAAGATACTTGTACCTTAACGGTACAAGGGTTTTAATTTCATTATGAAAACAGTCCATGACATCCGGCGGTCTAACGCCAGAAAACTGAGAGATGGTGTTGGCGGGAATTCTTCCTTTGCCACCATGATTGATCGCGAGCCAACCCAGACCAGCAGGTTTATGGGAGATGGTGCTACTAAAAATATCGGTGACAGCATGGCACGGCACATCGAAAAATGTTTCGACCTGCCTGTCGGATGGCTTGATCAAGAACACCAGACAACAAACATCACAAAAAAACCTGATGTTTCAATTACTAACAAACAAATAACGTTAGTCCCTGTCATATCATGGGTACAGGCCGGAGCATGGAAAGAAGTTGGCTATTCTGAGGTTGATTTGAGCACAGCAGAAACTTATCCCTGCCCTGTACCCTGTGGCGAAATGACTTATATCTTGCGGGTGATTGGTGATTCAATGATTGATGAGTACCGCCCGGGAGACATGATTTTTGTAGATCCTGAAGTCCCTGCCTGCCACGGTGACGACGTTATTGCATTGATGCACGATACAGGCGAAACCACCTTTAAGCGGTTGATAGAAGATGGAACACAGCGTTACCTCAAAGCATTAAACCCAAACTGGCCTGAACCTTACATTAAGATCAACGGTAATTGCTCTATAATTGGTACAGTAATTTTCTCAGGAAAACCAAGAAGATACAAAATAAAGGCCTAATCAATATTTATAACCTGCTTCGGCAGGTTTTTTTATACTTGACAATGTACCCTTGAGATACATAATGTATCTAAAAGAAACATGTCACAGGCAAGATTAAACAAAATTTGGTTGTAACACGGCGTATGGCACATGCGTCGTTAGCGGTCTGGGGACGTTAAAGGGGACAATCCACTCCTTGCTCGGGCAAACAAACCAGGTAGCCGGAATGTGCAAGTCAATGATGATGCTGATAAGACGCCTAACCAGCGTGGCGGTTCGGTTTGACACCTGGGAAGAGACCAGGGTGCAACGATGAGGGCATTTATGGAACCGCGACAAAGTGTGGTGCCGTAACTGGCTAAGTGCTCTCAGCGTTGTGGTGAATGCGCAGGCTGATGCGCGAAAGACATTGCAGCTATTGCGGAAAAGAGCTGTTCGGCGGGGCAATTAAACGCCCGTGAGAGTCTGAAATAACCGCAAGCCGGAGATCAGCACCGGTCACCACAACAGCCACTGCTTTGGCGGTACCAGTTTGTACACTTGCTTCCGGCTGGTACCGCTCTTTTTACAAAACAGAGAAGAGCATCACCGGACGACGGGCTCATAACCCAATCCATCCGGGCGGCTGCCACCGCAGGTGTTCTTCTCTGTTTTGTGGAGAAACTAACCGACCTTACAGGGTCGATATGATGAGGAGCAGCAAAATGGCTAGCGAACGCAGTACTGATGTGCAGGCATTTATCGGGGAGCTGGACGGCGGCGTATTTGAAACCAAAATCGGCGCAGTTCTCAGTGAAGTCGCTTCCGGTGTGATGAACACGAAAACCAAAGGTAAGGTCTCACTCAACCTGGAAATCGAACCATTTGATGAGAACCGTGTGAAAATCAAACACAAACTCTCATATGTTCGCCCGACTAACCGCGGGAAAATTTCCGAAGAAGACACCACCGAAACGCCGATGTATGTCAATCGCGGTGGTCGCCTGACTATTCTGCAGGAAGACCAGGGACAATTACTGACTCTTGCCGGTGAACCTGACGGAAAACTCCGCGCAGCAGGTCATTAATATCGTTCTTAATTAACTGATTATTTATCTCATCACTGAATATCTTTATATAGTGAGGACTTATTATGTCTCAGAACTTAGACGCAACCGCAATTAATCAAATCCATGCCCTTATTTCTGCTCAGGGTGTTAATGAAATTATCAGTAAGATTGGTGCCGATGCTGTGGCATTGCCTGAGAATTTCCGCATTCATGATCTGGAAAAATTTAATTTAAATCGCTTCCGTTTCCGTGGTGCGCTTTCCACTGCCAGCATCGATGACTTTACCCGTTATTCTAAAGATCTTGCAGATGAAGGCACCCGCTGCTTTATCGATGCTGATAATATGCGAGCCGTCAGTGTGCTTAACCTGGGTACTATTGATGAACCAGGTCACGCAGATAACACCGCCACTCTCAAACTGAAAAAGACAGCACCGTTCTCTGCCCTGTTGTCTGTTAACGGCGAGCGTAACTCCCAGAAGTCACTGGCAGAATGGATTGAAGACTGGGCCGACTACCTTGTGGGCTTTGATGCTAATGGTGACGCCATTCAGGCAACAAAAGCGGCTGCGGCGGTCCGTAAAATCACGATTGAAGCAAACCAGACCGCTGATTTTGAAGACAATGACTTCAGCGGCAAACGCTCTCTGATGGAGTCTGTCGAAGCGAAAACCAAAGACATTATGCCAGTAGCATTTGAGTTTAAATGCGTTCCGTTTGAAGGCCTGAAAGAACGTCCGTTTAAATTACGCCTCAGCATTATCACTGGTGATCGCCCTGTACTGGTTCTGCGCATTATTCAGCTGGAAGCAGTACAGGAAGAAATGGCTAACGAATTTCGTGATCTGCTTGTTGAAAAATTCAAAGACAGCAAAGTAGAAACCTTTATTGGTACTTTCACCGCCTGATTTCATTACTGCAAATGCCCCTGCGGGGGCATTTATGGAAACGTAATTAACTCAATAATCGCCTGATGGCGAGGGTTTTCTTTAACCAAAATTCAGCGCGGTGCAGCGCATATACGTGGAGAACAAAATGTCATTTATTAAAACTTTTTCCGGGAAGCATTTTTATTATGACAGGATAAATAAAGACGACATCGATATTAACGATATCGCGGTTTCCCTTTCAAATATCTGTCGCTTTGCCGGTCATCTTTCGCACTTCTACAGCGTCGCCCAACATGCGGTTCTTTGCAGCCAGTTGGTGCCGCAGGAATTTGCTTTTGAAGCGTTAATGCATGATGCAACAGAAGCGTATTGCCAGGACATTCCCGCACCACTGAAACGCCTTCTTCCTGACTATAAACAAATGGAAGAAAAAATAGACGCCGTAATCCGTGAGAAATACGGGTTACCCCCAGTTATGAGTACGCCCGTGAAATATGCCGATCTCATCATGCTGGCAACCGAACGCCGCGATCTCGGGCTTGATGATGGCTCTTTCTGGCCTGTACTGGAAGGTATCCCGGCAACAGAGATGTTCAACGTGATTCAACTGGCACCGGGCCATGCCTACGGGATGTTTATGGAACGCTTTAACGAGTTATCGGAGTTACGCAAATGCGCATGAATGTTTTCGAAATGGAAGGGTTTCTTCGTGGGAGATGTGTACCGCGAGATCTGAAAGTAAATGAAACAGATGCTGAATACCTGGTGCGTAAATTCGATGCGCTTGAAGCTAAATGTGCAGCACAGGAAAACAAAGTAATACCAGTGTCAACTGAACTGCCACCAGCAAATGAAAGTGTTTTGTTATTCGATGCTAACGGAGAAGGCTGGCTAATTGGCTGGCGTTCTCTCTGGTACACCTGGGGACAAAAAGAAACCGGAGAATGGCAGTGGACATTTCAGGTCGGGGACCTTGAAAACGTCAATATCACTCACTGGGCAGTAATGCCAAAAGCACCGGAGGCTGGAGCATAATGACCACTTTTACCGACAAAGAACTGATTAAAGAAATTAAAGAGCGTATCAGCAGCCTTGACGTGCGAGACGATATTGAGCGCCGTGCTTATGAAATCGCACTCCTATCTCTGGAAGTAGAACCAGATGAACGCGAATCTTATGAATTATTCATGGAAAAGCGTTTCGGTAACTTAGTAGATCGTCGGAGAGCAAAAAACGGCGATAACGAATACATGGCATGGGATATGACTCTCGGTTGGATCGTCTGGCAGCAACGAGCTGGTATCCATTTTTCAACAATGTCACAGCAAGAGGTGAAATAATGGAGCCATACAGCCTCACACTCGATGAGGCCTGTCAGTTTCTTAAGATATCCAGACCAACCGCCACCAACTGGATACGAACAGGCCGCCTACAGGCAACACGTAAAGATCCAACCAAGCCAAAATCTCCTTACCTCACAACACGGCAAGCTTGCATTGCGGCGCTTCAGTCTCCGCTGCATACTGTCCAGGTGAGCGCGGGTGATGGCATAACAGAGGAAAGAAAATGTCACTCTTCCGCAGAAATGAAATATGGTATGCCTCGTATTCGCTCCCGGGCGGGAAACGAATTAAGGAATCTCTTGGCACAAAGGACAAGCGGCAAGCTCAGGAGTTGCACGACAAGCGAAAAGCAGAACTCTGGCGAGTAGAAAAGCTAGGGGATTTACCTGATGTCACTTTTGAAGAGGCCTGCCTAAGATGGCTTGAGGAAAAAGCTGATAAAAAATCTCTCGATTCAGATAAAAGCCGGATTGAGTTCTGGCTTGAACATTTTGAGGGTATAAGGCTTAAAGATATCTCGGAGGCAAAGATTTACTCTGCTGTAAGCAGAATGCATAACAGAAAGACGAAAGAAATATGGAAACAGAAAGTTCAGGCCGCCATCAGGAAAGGTAAAGAACCGCCTGTTTATGAACCAAAGCCAGTATCAACTCAGACAAAGGCAAAGCATCTTGCCATGATAAAGGCCATTCTCCGTGCTGCAGAACGCGACTGGAAGTGGCTGGAAAAAGCGCCTGTCATCAAGATACCAGCGGTCAGAAACAAGCGAGTCAGATGGCTGGAAAAGGAGGAAGCAAAACGCCTTATTGATGAGTGCCCCGAACCACTGAAATCTGTCGTCAAGTTTGCGCTGGCAACTGGTCTGAGAAAGTCGAACATCATAAATCTGGAATGGCAACAAATCGACATGCAGCGACGAGTTGCCTGGGTGAATCCAGAAGAGAGCAAATCAAACCGCGCCATTGGTGTGGCGCTGAACGATACCGCCTGTAAAGTGTTGCGTGATCAAATAGGCAAGCATCACAAATGGGTGTTTGTACATACCAAGGCGGCTAAGCGAGCAGATGGAACATCAACGCCTGCGGTCAGGAAGATGCGCATCGACAGCAAGACATCATGGCTATCAGCTTGTCGTCGTGCAGGAATTGAAGATTTCCGTTTCCATGACCTCAGACACACCTGGGCAAGCTGGCTGATCCAGTCAGGCGTCCCATTATCTGTGCTTCAGGAAATGGGCGGATGGGAGTCCATAGAAATGGTTCGTAGGTATGCTCACCTTGCGCCTAATCATTTGACAGAGCATGCAAGGAAAATAGACGACATTTTTGGTGATAATGTCCCAAATATGTCCCACTGTGGAATTATGGAGGATATAAAGAAGGCGTAA